ACAAGTTTTGAACGTGTGAATGATGGGTCGTCGTCTATTCCTGCCACCGCGAGGATTCCTTTAATGAACTTAATAACCTGATACTCATACATATCAGCCTTAGAGTTCAGCGGTTCGTATGCTGCCTCTATCTGTGTTGCTGTTACTGCTCCACCCTTAATCTCGTCAATGTTCAGTGCCATGTAGTCTTTATACAGGTCTGTTTCAAGTCGAGTTAAAAGCTGCTCTCTTGCTGCATATGGAATGTCAACGGTAACTGCTTCTGCGCTCTGGTCGTCGTCGAGCGATGCCATCTTGGTTGTATGGATTCTCTCGAGGAACTTCACGAGGTCTGTATCATCCATTCCGCCAGCGCCTTTAAGAATCCAATAAATCTGTGCTGTATCAAGGTCATTAAGGAACCCGTTCTTAATAAGATCATAAGCATCTATCTGTTCCTGTATACCGACAAGCTCGCTCTGTTTCTCTTCATTCGCCCAGAGGGGAACTATTGGGAACACGGGGTAGTTCTCACCGTCGTAAATCTCTGTGCCGTCTGCTTCTGTAGTTCTTACCTTGAGCTTGTACGGTGTCTTATCCTTGAGGATGCGCCCTGTCTCATCTGTCTTTTTTACATCCTGCCGCTCGTTGAAGATATACTCCGTATACCCATCCTCTTCGTAGAATGTAGCTCTTAGTGGCTTACTTGCGTCCACCTGCCAGAATCTAACGCCAGCTCTCAGTGCTCCGTTCTCTTCGTCATATAGTGGAGCGTACTCTGTTAGTCCGAATACTTCCACATGATCTAAATTAAAAAATCCAAACGCTTCACCTTCTACGAGTGCTTTTTTACCTGCCCTTTGAAGCTGTGTATCGAAATCATCTCCGAGAGCCTCTGCTGTGCTGTCCTCGTTCCATGTAACGCCATTTCCGAGTAAGTATTGATTCTGCTGTGTGGTGAAATATGCGAAGAAGTTTCGCGTTGTCTTATGATTCGGGCTCCATTTGTCTATTACTTCCCGTCCGTCGAGCTTTCTAAGCGTCTTTTGATAGTTGATGATACTCGAGTTCCGCTTTGCATTGTATTGGCAGCCTTTAACAGCCATGAGATATGCTTCACTGCTCTTGTGCTGGTTAATCACATCTCTAACAAAGTACATTCTCTGCTTCGCGTCGTTCTCTGGTATTTTTAAAAGGTCTTGGTATGTATACATCTCTTTGTCTCCTTTACATGATTGAGGTATACGGTGTCTTTACTTTGTTTATCTTCATCGTCTTGACGAAGTATCTTGTGTCGTCCATCGCGTGATCGTCTACCTTAACAGGCTTGTCCTCTGTGGATTTATCATCCCATACATAACCCTGTACTTCCTTGAGCCAATTACTACAATCTGGTGATATCTTTATAAGTCCTTTCTTCATTGCCGTAGCTGTTTCTCTTATTCCGTCCGCTACGTCGTTATCCGCTTTCACAACATGGTATTTGCCCCGCTTTTTCAGCAAAGCAATAAATGAAGCCGCCGACGGGTCGATGATGGTTCTTATTCTCTCCACGTACGGAACGTCTTTAATGAACTCGTCCAGATCATCGGCGTATTCCTCGTCGGTCTTTTGTACACCTGTATTTCTTCCACTGTAGTAATACTCTTTTACTCTGTACCAAACGTCGCCATATTTGCCCCATAGACCAGCGCTAAATGCGTTTTGGGTTCCATAGTCTATTGACAATACAAACGTCGTTGTACGGGCTTCTGGTGCTTCTGTGACAGCATCTTTATACATCGGATATATCAGCCCTTCGGCTAGTGTCCATTCACCTTGTATATATCTTCCGTAGTAAACCGTACCCTCATATTCCTTGCAGAGATTCTCGACATATTCCTTCGGGAGAAATGGGTTGTCAAAAATCGTATAGCTCTGAATGTATGCGCTTATATCTGGTTTATCTATAAATGCCTTTAGCCAATGGCTCGGGTTCTCTGGGTTGCAGGAACCATCGAATTTGCTATACGGTTTATCAAGTCGCGATTGAAGCATCGTAAATACTTCTTTGTTCCATTTCGCTATCTCATCACCGTAGCAATACTTAACTGATGCTCCCTGTATCTTTGCAACCTGCGAAACCTTTTCCGCTCCTAAACAGTAAACAGGAACTCCAGCAATGTTTGCCACGTTCCTTGCGTTTATCGTTCCCACGATTGCGTCTGTGTATATCTCCCTCATCGGTTCCAATACATTACGCTCTATTGTCTCTTTTGATACTCCGAGGATGAGGTTTAATCCTGTTTCATCTTTAACCGCTCTGAGCCTTGATAAGATCACATAAGCTACATCAACAAATGATTTTCCAGAACGTACTGCACCTAACCTATCTTGAGATTCCATCTACTATCAGCACATCTTATGTACTCGTTTTGTTTCTTGGAAAGTTCAAGCATAGCACCACCTCCTTCCGTCGGGGTCGTGTCTTGCGTTTATTAAATACCTGCTTATAGTCGATGATTTTAAACCCACCTTATTTGCCGCATCTTTAACACTTGGATATTTATGTTCTATTCCTTCTGCGTCGATCATAATTACAGGTTTCTTTTGTTTGGAGTGATCGTAATTACCCCTCCCGTTATTTTCTTTCTTCTTGTAATTCTTATCTGCATATTCCCATATATATCCTTTATACGTGGCGCTAATTCCCTGACAGGCTTTTGTTATCCCTCTGCGTCCTATTCCCATAATCCTCGCCGCTTCTGCTTGCGCTCCGAATATTCGTAACACCTCGCCTGTTTTTGCATCAATCATTTTTACACGTTGGTGGTTTGGGTGTTGTTCTCCGTATTTCCCTGTTATAACATCGCAAGTTTGTCCGCCCTCGGCTATGTTATATCCATATTCTCGATCGTTAGTCTTATGTAAAGCGATCAGAGCAATTTCCATTTGACACGCTGTCTCTTTGTCTAGTCCGCTAATTATTACCTCGTGCGTAAATCCATCCCAGCCGTATTTCTTTATTGCGTTACCGAAATACGTCTTTTCATACCCAAATCCTTTTTGCCATCTTCTTTCTGGGTTTTGCTTGGTTATTCCGATATACTTTTTCCTATTGGTCTTATTTGTATGGATATAGACGCTGTAATTATTTTCCTTTTTGCTCTTTTTCAGCATTACCCTTCAACTCTCCCAAGATAGAATCCAATTTGTTGAGTGCTTTTTCATCTGTGACAGGAGCCGCATCTTTCCAACCAAGTTGTTTAAGACTGAATATCGCCATTGTCGAATTATATTTCCCGATTAAACCGTTTTTCTCGAGTTTTACCTCTTTTGCCTCACTAATCTTTTTTATAGTGTTCAATAATTCTTCGTTCTTATCTGCAAGCATATACAGGTAATGCCTCGTTATATTGTGCATATGCGCATACTCAGCTACAATCGGCGGGTCTGCGTTCTCAATATACTCGTCGGCATCATTTATCAAATCGTCAATATTCACTTTTGGCGGTCTGCCTCTCTCTGCCATATTTAACACCACCCATTGTAAGGAACAAATAACCTGTCCTTTTGCAACTCAACTAAAGTGATTGGTAATTTATATTCTTCTGATATGGAGTAATATTCTGTGTTCATATGCCACCTGCAACTGAGCGGGCAAGGATTTGCACCTTGCATAATGCTATTTAGACACGGTGTACCTGTACCGTAAGCATCTCTGTACCTTTCAGTGTCTACCTTTTCCACCACCGCTTCGTGAGCATTTCTTAGTTCTCAACAACCACAACTAACGCCATTAGCGCCGTTATGTAATGCTCGTGTTGATTATTTTGAATCGGCTACTAAAGCAAGCCTTCTCTAAAACCGACAATCGCATTACGAAAGTCGGGGTCTCTGTCTACACATGGTAGATGAGATAAATAGCTGGTACAGCCTTTGCACGTAGCATCGGCGTTACTGCTTATCCCTATTCTCTGGGATATCAGCTAATAGCTGGGAGGGGATTCGAACCCCTCTGCAACCATTCCAGCTGCCATTTTAGGAAGGAGAAAACATTTAACCCTTGCTGGTTGAGGTGAATGTCTTGCAAGGGGAGTGTTTCGAAATAATAAAAAACGCCACCACAAATAAATGTGATGGCGCTTCACTACTCTAATTATACCATATCCTGCGTTTCGACTATTCCTCTTCTGTGCTACCTCCTAATGCGTCCGCCTGTGCGCAGTGAAATCCTTCTGGTGCATCATACTTGTATAACGGGCATTGGAGCCCGTAGCACTCGGGGAAAGTTTCTGTCTGGGTGTCAACCACTACTGTGTTCCCATCCAGACTTGCATACTCGTAATGAATTTCCGTTCTGAATGGACAGATCATACTTTTTTCTAACTCTTCTGGTTTCTTCATAAATCAGCCCCTTTCCTTCTCAGGTAATCAGTTACTCTCTCATAAGCCTCGGTTGAATAGTTGTAGTCCACAATAATGTCTTTGAGTTCTGCCACAATCTCTTTTACGCCTCTCTCGTAACCTTCTCTTACTCCTTGTCTGTAAGAAGCCATGATTGCATCCTGTGGTGTCATTTTACCCCACCTCCCTTATAAGTTCCCTTATGGCTCTGTACATTGCCGCCTCTTTATTTGGTGATTCAACGTCACTGAGCCCTAAGAGCCAATCC